GCTCACCCCCCTCACGGCGCCCATCCCCGCCCGGGACGACCTGGTCACCGTCGTCGCCGTACACAACCCCGCCAATACGGCACTCATCGGACGGTCATGGTTCTGCCAGGACCCCGGCCGGGCCTCCACCGTGGAAGTCGTACGCATCACCCCCATGGACATGAAGCAGGCCCCCCGCACCCAGGGGAGCATGCCGTGAACCTGGACGACCTCGCCAGCCGGCTCGAGCGCGCCGCCGACCAGATCGGCCCGGTCACGGAGCGCCGGATCCGGGCCGTGGGCGCCGCCGGCGTCGCCCGGATCCGGCAGAACGCGTCCGGCCGGCCCGGCCCGAACGTCATCACCGGCCAGTACCGCGCCTCGTGGCGAGCCGTCACCGAGCGGATCCCTCACGGCGCCGAGTGCACCATCGGCACGAACGCGCCGCAGGGACGGCGCCTCGAGTTCGGCTTCTGGGACATGACCGACAGCATCGGCCGGCACTTCTTCCAGCCTCCGTTCCCGCACGTCCAGCCAGCCATCGGCTTCATCGAGGACACGCTGCACGAGCAAATGCGCGCCGCCGTGAGGGAGCTGTTCGAATGATCCAGAAACGACTGGTCACGAACTGGGTGAAGGCCACCCTCAGCGCCGCCGCCGGCATGCCGGTGGGGGAAAGCCGCGCGCCCACGTCGGGAGCCGCGCCGCCCTACTACCTGCTGTACTCCGTCGACACGCGAGTGTCCGGCGCTCCTTTTTCCGACCTCAGCGAGGACGGCTCGTTCGTCTACCAGATCACGTCCGTGTCCGGCCCGGACCCGCACGTGCCACAATCCACCGCCGACCTCGACCAACTCGAATGGATGGCCGACAAGGCCCGCTCCACACTCCTCGGCCGTAACCCGGCCACCGGCTTGTGGCTGTACCCGTTCACCGTGCCCGGACTGTCGTGCATGACCCGCTCCCTCGACGTGGAGTGGGGCGGACAGCCTGGGGGAACGTCCGAACAGGAAGCTGCAATCATGACTTATGTGCAGCGGTTCAGGTTCAACCTGACCCCTGCCTGAGCCCCCTGCGAGGGCTCGTGCACAACCGCACCGCGGCGGGCCCCGCGGACGCCACCACCAGGTGGCCGCCACACCAAACCGTGTAGCAGGGGCCCCCACGTCCGGCCCCTACCGCTAAGGGGCCACCACTCATGGCACGTTTCAACCGCAAGGGCACCAGCAAGTTCTACTTCCTGCCGACCATCGCCGCCCCGACCCTGATCCCGACGGGCGCCGAGATCACCGCGGGAACCGACTACTCGGGGCAGATCACCGCGGTCGACGGTTTCAGCATCGAGAACACCCCGATCGAGACCCCGGACATGGCGTCCACCTTCGTGAGCAAGATCGGCGGTGACGACTCCGCGCCCGACAGCTCCTGGACGATGTACGAGGACTCCACCCTCGACACCATCGAAACCGACCTCGCCAAGGGCACCAGCGGTTACGTCGTCATCTTCTCCAAGGGCCTCACGACCGGCGCAAAGGGCATGGACGTCTTCCCCGTCACCGTCGTGTCCAACTCCAAGGCGTACACGGCGGACAACGAGGCCGCCCAGGTGACCGTGCAGTTCACCATCACGGCCAGGCCCCTCCTCAACGGCACCGTCCCGACCCTGACCTGACCCGGCCGCCACCCCACCAGCCCCCGGCCGGGCCCGTGACGTACACGGGAAGGGCGCCACGGCGCCCGGCCGGGCCTTCCCGAAGGACACCCGCCATGACCACCTGGGACGCCCTCGCCAAGCGCCTCGACCGCGTGAAGAAGCCCGTCCGGACCTTCTCGCTGTGCGACGACCCCGACATCCGCGACCGCTACCTCGCCGCCAAGCGCGAAGCCGAGCGAGCCGACACCTACCTGCAATCCCTCTCCCCGGACGCCGACCCCCAGGCCCGCGCCCTGGTGGAGAAGCAGGTCAAGGACGCCCACACCGCACTCGCCGAGGCGAAGAAGGACTACGACGCCCACACCGTCACCCTGCGCTTCCAGGCCCTGGAACAGCAGCAACTCGAGACCCTCCTCGCCGAGCACCCGCCGACCGAGCAGGACGAAGCCGACGGCGCCGAGTTCGACAGCGGCACCTTCATGCCCGCCCTGATCGCCGCCGCGTCCCTGGACGGCATGCCCGTCGAGGCCGCGGCCCGCTACCTGAAGACGTGGACGCCGGCCGACGCCCGCGCCCTGTGGAACGCGGCCTGGTCCGTGCAGCACACGCAGCGGACCGACCTGGGAAAAGGCTGATCGAGGATGCCGTCTTCCGAGCCGAGATGGAGCTGTGCCACAAGTGGGGCATCCCCCACTCGCAGTTCCGCGGGCACGGCGACGGCACCTGGACCAGCCTCGATCGCCGCAAGGCCCGCGCCTACGCCCACTACCTCAAGCAGGTCTGCCCCTCCTGCGGCACCCGCGCCGAGGAATGGGACGAGGCACTCGGGGGCGACGAAGACGCCTACCGGGCCATCACCCACCGCTGCATCGGCTGCCAGCTCATCGCCGACAAGCAGAAAACCGTCCCCGACGGCGACGAAGGGCACGGCGTGAAGGTCCTGCTGATCCCGACCAGCGTGCACGCCGCACTGCAACTCCAGCACACCCACCCCTGAAGGAAGGAGCCCGCCGATGAGCCAGTGGAACCTCTCCGTGCGCCTCACCGGACAGGGCTCCGGCCTCACTCGCACTCTGCGCACCCTAGCCCGGGAGGCCCGGGACGCCTCCCGCGACGTCAACGCGCTCCGCCGCGACATCGACCACCTGCGCACGGAAGCCAGCCAAGGCATCCGCCTCAGCCTGCGACTCGAAGACCCCATGCAGCTCCGCCGCGACGTGGCCGCGGCAGTGCGATGGGCGTCGATGAACCAGAACATCACCGTCCGTGTGAACGCAGACACCAGCGCACTGACCGGACTCACCCAGTCCCTCGGCGGCCTGGGGGGAGGATCCCGCAGTTCCCGCGGCATGCTGCAAGGACTGCTCATGCTCGCCCCGTCGGCGATCCCGCTCGTGGCCGGCCTTTCCACGGGCGTCGCGGCACTCGCTGGGCAGTTCGCTCTCGGTGGCGCCGCCGCGACCGCGTTCGGTGTCGCCCTGGCCGGGCAGATCGAGCCCCTCACGGAAGCCGCGGACGCGGAGAAGAAGTACCAGGACGCCGTACGGGAGCACGGCCGGTCCTCCGCCGAGGCGATGCAGGCCCAGCTCAAGTACCAGCAGATCATCGCCAGCCTGCCGCCCGAGGCGCAGCAGGCCGCAATCGCGCTGTCCAGCCTCAAGCAGGAGTTCCAAGGCTGGTCGGACGACATGGCCGGCTTCACCATGGCCCCGGTTACCAAGGGCTTCACGCTCCTCGAGCAGCTCATCCCCCGGATGACGCCGCACGTGGAGTCGTTCTCCCGCGAGCTGGACCGGCTGATGAACGTTGCCGGCGGAGCTATCACCACGCCCGGCTTCGACGCACTGGCTGACAAGGTCGCCACCCTCACCGACCATCAGTTGGACGAGTTCACCGACGACGTCATCCACCTCCTCCGCGTCGTCTCCGAAGGCGACGCCGGCGGTGGGGTGCTCGGGCAGCTCCTCGACTACGCCCGGGAGAACGGGCCCGAAGCCAGAGCGGCGATCCAGGCGATCGGGCAGGCGGTCATGGTCCTCGCCGAGGGCGCCTCCGAAGCCGGCCCGACCATCCTCGCCCTCGCCACCGCGGCGGCCCGCCTGGTGGCGGCGCTGCCGCCCGAGCTGGTCGGCATCATCATCCAGGTCGCCACCGCCCTGAAGCTGCTCCAGCTCTCCGGGGCGGGCATGGCCGTCCTCGCGGCCGGTCTGGGCCGGGTCCGTACGCAGATCGCCGCGGTGGGCGCGACCTCTGCCGCCGCGGGCGGCGGTATCGCCGGGCTGCGTGCCGCGTTCCTCGCCCTCGGCACCGCCGCGAAGGCTTCCGTCGTACTCGCCGGGATCGGCGCCCTGGTCTACGTCCTCATGGAGCTGTCCGAGATCGGGCAGGAAGCCCCACCGGATGTCGACAAGCTGACTTCCTCGCTCAAGCAGCTTGGGCAGACCGGCAAGGTCACCGGAGAGGCCGCCCGGGTCTTCGGGAAGGATCTCGGCGACCTCCACGAGAAGGTCCGGGCGCTGACCGACCCGTCCGCCGTGGACGACATCCAGCAGTGGATCGTCACCCTGGGCGGCCTGGGCGACTGGGACTCCACCCCGGTCAAGAAGGCCAAAGAGGACCTCGACGCCGTCGACAAGGCTCTCGCGGGGCTGGTGAAGAACGGGCAGGCGGACATTGCGGCGGAGGCGCTGAAGCGGCTCACGGCCGAGTACGGGAAGGGCGGCCGGGACACCAGCCAGTTCACCAAGCAGCTCGACGACTATGAGTCCGCGATCGCGGACGCCCGGTTCGAGCAGGAGCTGGCGGCGGCCAGCATGGGGCTTTTCGGCCGGGCAGCGATGGACACCCAGGCCAAGCTGGAGGCGCAGAAGAAGTCCGCTGATGGGTTGCGGCAGTCGATTCTCGCGTTGAACGAGGTCAACCGGGCCGCCGGCTCCGCGATGAGCGCGTTCGAGCAGTCTCTGGACGACGTCACCAAGGCGACCCAGAACCATGCCGGTGCGTTGAGGATGCGCGACGGGGAGCTCGACCTCGGCTCGCAGAAGGCCCGGGACGCCGAGAAGGTGCTCTCCGAACTGGCCGCGAACACCGATGCCGCGGCGGCTGCCGCACGGGAGCAGGGCAAGTCGTGGGAGCACGTCAACGGCATCTTCACGGAGGGCCGCGACGCGTTCATCGCGGCCGCCGACAGCATGGGCCTCACCCGGCAGCAGGCGGAGGCGCTCGCCGACTCCTACCTGAAGATCCCGGACAAGAAGTCCATGACGCTGGAGATGCGCACTGAGGACGCGGTCGCCAGCCTGGACACCGTCATCGCGGCCATCCAGCGGACCCCGGACGCCAAGAGCGTCACGGTGAACGCGCTGACCGACGACGCGATCATCATGCTCGAGGCGCTCGGCTACAAGGTCACCGAGCTCAAGGACGGCCGTTTCACGGTCACCGCGGAGACCGGCACCGCCAGCACGAACCTGGACCAGATCCGGCAGAAGCGTGACGGGCTGCAAGACAAAACGATCGTGATCAATTCGTCCGTTGCCAGCACCATCGCCGACCTGCAAGCGGTCCAGCAGAAGGTCGCATCCACCAACGGCAAGACGATCACGATGAAGGCGCCGACCGCGGAGGCCCGTCACCAGCTCGAGCTGCTCGGATTCAAGATCCGTGACACCAAGGGCAAGAACGTCGTCATTACCGTCCCCACCGGCACCCAGCGCGCCAACGTGGGTGCGCTCGGCTCCGCGATAGCCGGGCTGAGGGACAAGACGGTCACCATCACCACCAGGCACGTCAGCATCCACGAGACGGTCCGGAAGAACACGCAGACAACCGCCGACCTCATCAGTCAGCAGGCCGAGCGGTTCGCCCAGGCGGACGGCGGGACCATCGACTTCTACGCCCGCGGCGGCATCCGCAGCTTTGCCAACGGCTCTCCGGGCCGCCGTGAAAACCACGTTGCACAGATCGCCCCGGCAGGCTCATGGCGGGTATGGGGTGAGCCCGAGACTTTTGGCGAGGCATACGTGCCTTTTGCCAGGTCAAAGCGGGTTCGGTCCCGTGCCATCACTGAGGAAGTCGTACGGCGTCTCGGCGGCGACCCCGCCAGCATCCAGTGGAACGCGGACGGCAACATCACCGACTGGCGCTACGACCCCGTCTCCGGATCCCTCTACTCCGCCTCGGACGCCGGGCAGGCCGGCCACAAGACCAAGAAGGTCAAGGTCAAGGTCAAGGGCAAGTGGCAGACCAAGGAGGTCGAGTACTTCGACATCACCGCGGTCGAGAAGAAGCTGAAGGCCGCGGCGAAAGCCACCACCGTCTGGAACAAGAACCTGGAGAAGGTCGCGGACCGGGTCGGTGGGGATGTCGCCGAGGCGCTCGCCTCGATGGGCGAGGACGGCATGAAGCTGGCCGAGAAGATGGCCAAGGGCTCGACGAAGTACATCAACGAGATGGCGAAGGCCCTCCGCGATCTCCAGAAGACCGCCAAGGCGTCGCTGACGGACTACACGCGTCAGATGAGCGAGGCGAACAAGGTCAACAGCGAGTTCTCCCGGGACCTCGCGCAGCTCGCGGCGCAGGGCTACGGCGACCTCGCCTCCCAGCTCGCGGCGCAGGGCGACGAGGCCGCGATGCAGCTCGCGGACTCCGCAGCCAAGGACAAGGGCAAGGCCAGAGCGGCGAACGAGCAGGCGAAGAGGGCGAACAGCCAGCTCACCGGTGAGGAGCAGGCCGACCTTATCCAGATCATCGCCGCGATCAAGAACAAGAACACTGGTATCCACGCGGTCGCGGATGCGACCGGTCTGGGCGAGGACGTCATCATCGACATCGGCAACAAAGCCAAGGTCCAAATCATGCAGTTCCTCGGCGGCCGCGCCCAGCGATTCCTCGCCGACCTCTTCAAGGCCAACAAGGGCATGGCCTACGAGAACGGCGGAATCCGCGCCGGCCTGTATGGCACCCAGGGCGGGATCATCCGGTTCGCGGAGCCGTCCACGCGGGGCGAGGCGTACATCCCGCTCGGCGAGAACAAGCGCCGCTCGGCGACCGCGGTCCTGTCCAACGTCGCCGGCCGCTTCGGGCTCGGCCTGACCGACGGGCAGGGACAGCGGGTCGTCATCATCCGCGAGCAGGGCCCGCTGGTCGGCGAGTCCCACTTCCACATCGGCGCCCGTGGCTCCGACCAGGATCTGGCCCGCGCCGTGGAGGCCCGGCAGGCATACCAACTGAGGCGCCTCGCGCGCGGGGGAGTGGGTGCCCGATGACCACACCTGTAGAGCTGATTGACGGTCAGCACGACCTGGCTGGGGTCCTCATCGGCAAGGACACCCCCGTCGTCATCGCCACGATCGAGGGCCTGGGCCGGGCCCCGGTGCGGACCTCCGACACGGAGCCGCCCGGCGCGGACGGGCTGTGGCTCGGCCAGGACCTGTTCGCGGGCCGTGAGATCCGCATCGACGCCGGTATCAAGGTGCCGGGCGATGAGGCCGGTGCTCTGGCGGTGCACGAAGCGTTGCAGGTCGCGGCCGACGACGAAGCGGTCCGTCTGGCCGGTGGCGCCACCACGACACTGCGGCTGAAGTTCCCCGGCCGCCCGGTCCGTGCGGTGCGGGGCCGGATCCGCAAGTTGGACGCGGACCTGTCGCAGGCCAAGCACGGCTGGATCCCCCTCGACATCGAGTTCACTGGACAGGACGCTCTGTTCTACGCGGACAGTCCGGACACGACGTCGATGTCACTCGGTTCCGTGGCCCGCGGCGGGCTGACGTTCCCCCTGGTGTTCCCGTTCACGATCGAGCTCACCGCGGGCGCCATCGGCCGGCCCGGGTTCCTCGACGTGGAGGGCACCGCCCCCACATGGCCCGTGCTGCGCGTGACCGGGCCCTGCGCCAACCCGAAGATCACCCATGTGCAGACCGGCCGGTCCCTGACCGTGCAGGGCTCCCTCGCGGCGGGGGAGTGGGTGGAGATCGACACCCGGCCCGGCTGGCGCACCGTGCTCCGTGACAACGGCGGCGGCATGCCGCTGACCCCGCAGTCCCGCATCGACCTGTTCCGCCTGCTGCCCGGCATGAACGAGATCCACTGGACCGCGACCGACCCCACTTTGACCAGCTCTCTGGCCGTCACCTGGTGGCCGGCCTACAAGGCGCTCTGAGGAGACCACCGATGGCACTCGTACCGGTCCCGATCGCGACGATGGGCGCCGAGCATTCCGCGCAGCAGTTCCGCATGATGATCAAGGATTTGGCGCGGGATAACCAGGGCGTCACCACCGGCAGCGACCTCAAGGTGACCGCGCTGGCGACGCCGGGCGCCGCCGTGCAGATCGGCGACGGATCAGCGGTCATCGCCGGGAAGGTGTCCCCGGTCCAGGGCTACTACAACGCGTACAACATCGGCTCCGACACCGTGGACATCGCCGCCACCGGCAGCACGTCCCGCTCCGACATGCTCGTGCTGCGCGTCGAGGACCCGGAGTACGAGGGCGACCGCGACCCCGCTGTTGATCCGATCGTGTTCTTCGAGGTCATCCCCAACGTGTCCTCCACCGCCACGACGGTGCCGGCCGGGTACTCGGCGATCCCGCTGGCCCGGATCGACATACCGCCGTCCACCGCCACGATCACCAACGCGATGATCAAGGATTTGCGGCAGATCGCGAACCCGCGGCGGGAACGGATCCTCACCCCCTACTATTTCCCGGGCCCGTTGCAGGAGATCTCCGGGACGTCCACGACGTGGAAAACCCACCCGAACGTGACCATGGCGACGCTGGCCATCCCATCGTGGGCGGCCACCGCGAAGGTCGTGTTCTCGGCGACGAACCTTCGGCTCGCCGAGGGCGCGGTCTTCGCCGGGTTCCGGTTCATGCTCGGCAGCACCGAAGCAGTGCAGGAAGTCCGCATCGACGACAACCAGGGCACCTCGGCCCGCCGTATCTACGTGGAGATCGTGGAGACGATCGACCTGACCACCACGGCCGGGGCGGCGATGCGTGGCACCAACCAGCCGTTCCGCGCCAGGATGCGCACCGACGCCTTCAACGACGGGAAGATCGGCGCCGACTCCCTGACCAGCTACAAGATCGACGTCGAGTTCCTTGAGGGCCGCCTGTGACCGGCCGCTGGCGGTACTGGACCCAGCACGCCCTGACCGGCGTGCAACTCCACCCCGCGCTGCCCCTGGCCGACGTCGAGTTCGGCAACGAACTCAATGGCCCCGGCGAGCTTCGCGGCACTCTCACGCCCCGCTTCGTACGAGCGAACGCGTCGTCGCTGCTGCCGGGCAGGGCCCTCATCTACGCGGAAGCCGACGGGCTCCTCCGCTGGGGCGGACTCATTTGGGACGTCACCATCGAAGACGGCGAATACCGCCTCGAGGCGGCGTCCTGGTCGTCGTACCTGAACGCCCGGCACGACTTTCATGGCGAGCTGGCCGGCCGCGGCCCCTACGTGAACACCGACCCGTGCAAAATCATCCGCGACATCTGGGCGTACGCGCAGGCCCAGCCCGACGGCAACCTCGGCGTCGTTGTCGACACGACGACCTCGAGTATGAAGGTCGGTTCGCCCTCGGAGCCCTGGCACTCCTACTGGTATGAGACGCCCAATCTCGGCGACCAGGTCGACGATCTCGTCTCCGAGGACGGCGCCCCCCAGTACACCAACACCTGCCGCTACCTGAGCAACGGCACCGTGGAGAAGCGCATCCGGCTGGGCTACCCGCGGCTCGGCGCCCGCCGTACCGACATCGCCTTCCGCACCGGCGTGAACATCGTCGACTCCCCGCCGGTGGAGTACTCGGGTGACGACTACGCCAACGTCATTCTCGCCACCGGTTCCGGTGAGGGAACCGCCACCCGCCGCGCGGAGGTGCCGTCCCGGGACGGCGGGCTGCGCATGGAGCACGTCCTGTCCCTGCCGACCGTCAACGGCAACGACATCCTCGCCAAGCGCGCGGCCGCGGAACTGAAACGCCGCAAGATCATGGGCCAGGTCGAGACGATCACCATCCGCGACCATCCCAACGCTCCCCTCGGCTCGTGGCAGATCGGCGACGACGTACAGGTCACGGTCAACAACCAGTGGGTGTCCTGGTCCGGCTGGGCCCGGGTCATCGCGGACTCCTACCGGCCGGACAGGGCGCCCGACCAGGCCGTCCTCACCCTCAAACGCGCCGACTCCTACCACTACGGCCCCCCGGAGGCACTCTGATGGCCCGCAACATCGCCCAAGAGCTCGCCCGCCTCGCCCGCGAACTCAAGGAGATCAAGAGAGGACAGCGGTACGCCCACGGCGGCAGCGTCGAGGACGCTGCCCTCGAGTTCCGCGATGGAGAAGGCACCATCCGCGCCGTGATCGGCATGCAACCCGATGGGACCGTCGGGCTGATTGCTCAGAACGGCCCACCGCCAGGCGCTCCCTCCGCGCCTGTGATCACACCGTCCATCGGTGGCTTGCGTGTCGTCTGGGACGGCTCCCTAGCTGATGGCAGCCCATTGCCCGCGGACTTCGACCATGTAGCTGTCCACATCTCCACCACCAGCGACTTCACACCGTCCGCAGCAACGTTCGTCGGCACCATCACCCGCTCCGGAGAGGGCGGCACACTGCCAGTCACCCCGTTGCCATACCAGCCGCACTATGTAGTGCTGGCTGCCGTGAACACCTCGGGCATCGCGGGGCCCCCATCCGTAGAGACCGCCGCCACCCCGATCCAGGTAGCAGGCCCGGACCTGAAGGCTGGCTCTGTCGAAGCTGCCGCGATTGCGGCCGGTGCTGTCACGGCTGACAAGCTCGAAGCGATCCTTCAGCTAGTGACGCGGCTGGTGGCTGGTAACCCGGACGGCGCGCGCGTGGAACTCAATGAGAACGGGCTGCGCGTCTACAACAACACGGGGCAACTGGTCATCCGCTTCGACGCCGCTGACGGATCTGCGACCTTCACCGGCGCCATCACCGGTAGCACCATCACCGGCTCCCTCATCCAGACCGCGATCAGCGGGCCCCGGGTCACTGTCAACGAGGACAACCTCAGCAAGGTCCTCGTGTACAACGACGTCACCCCCACTGCGATCGGTGAGTTCTCGGATCGGGGCCTGCTGCTTCAGGGCACCAACGGTGCCGTCATGTGGCTCGACCCGGACAGCGCTTATCCGAACCTGCGGTTCACGAACGCGGGCCAGACGAACAGCGCCTACGTCAACGTTTCCGAGACCTCGCCGGGCGCCGCCGACCTCGGCCTGACCTCCGGAATGTTCACCGGATCCGGGTTCTCGGACATGAAGTGGCGCACGTTCATGGGTAACGATTTCGCGGTCATCGAGCGAATCAGGAACGCGGACGATCAGTACTCGGTGGGTGGGCGTTTCTTCCTCAGTGGCACCTCCGCCTCTCTCGGCTACCGCGACTCCGGCGGCACATCCCAGAGCAGCACGCTCTTCGTACAGGCTGGTCACGCCTTCGTCAGCGGCGGAAGGTTCAGCGTCCAGCCCCCCGCATCGTCGTCCAGCGCTGTCCTCGTCAGCGTGGTCGCGGGGCACACAGGCAACCTGCTGAACCTCACCGTTGACGGCGCCACCCGGATGAGCGTCGACAAGGACGGCAACACGGACATCAAGGGCATCATGACGGCCGGGAACATCGCGTCCGGCACCATCACCATCACCCCCTCCGCCGCCCACACCCCGACCAGCGCCAGCGTCAACTTCGGCCCGCTGAAAGGCACCACCTTCCGCGGCTACGCCACCGCCGTCACCACCGTGCCCGGCGTCCGCACCCCGGTCGGCGCCCAAGGCGTCACCGGCGTCTCCGTCTCATCGGTGACCTCCAGCAGCATGCTGGTCTGGGTCAACCGAGAGAACACCACCGCAACCGTCATCAACTGGATGGTGATCGCATCATGACCGAGTCCGAGCCCGAGTCGACACAGAGCACCGAGCCGCCCCAGCCCCCCGAAGGGGATCCGCCGCCCGAGCCGGTCGACCCCGAGCCGGAAACCCCGGATCCGATACCCGACCCGGAGCCCATCACCTGGGAGCCGCAGACGTGGTACGCCGTCACCGCAGCGTGCCGCACCCCCGGATGCCGGCAGGAGAACATCATCGTCGATATCCCGATGTTCTACTCCAACAACGGCGACCCCAAGTACTGCCGCGTCGTGTGCGCCCAGGACGGCGCGTGCGGCAAGGACGCCACGATCCTCACCGCGACCAAGCTCGACCCGCAACCGCCGGAGGAATGAGCAGCCAGTAGGCGGGGGCAACAGCCCCCGCCGCAGGCCCTAGCCTGATCACAAGGGGCGACCCTCCGCCCCGGGAACCACCCTTCGAGGGACGGCCGCGCAGCGGCCCGCCAGCACTGTTCACCTGGGCGCGGGGAGATCCAGGAGACCGGGCGATGCCCGATCCCATCACTGAGCAGGACCAGCCGACGGCTGCCCGGAAGACGAAGACCGCCACCGCGACCTCGGCTGAGGAGGTTGCCCCGGCGCCCGCCAGCGAACCGACCCCCGACACCGACACCAGCGGGCCCCGGTACGAGCCGTACCCCGGCGCCGAGTTCTTCCACGGCGGCCGCCACTCCATGATCTTCGTGGCGATGGCCGGCCGTCTCGAGGCCGAGGGCTGCACCGACGGCCGCTACCTCGGCCCGGACTGGACGAACGCACACCGCGACGCTTTCGCGGCCTGGCAGCGCACGCTGCGCCCCAAGGAGGGCGGCGACGTCTCCGGCATCCCCGACCAGGTGGCCTGGGACCGGCTCCGCGTCCCGCGCGTCAGCCCCATGACCGGGGAGGCGTCCTGATGGCCACACCACTGTCCGCTCGCGACTTCCTGGACTGCCTCCGCGACGAGGGCCTGAACGTCGTCGAGGTCGGCACCTGGGAAACCCACAACCGCAACACCAAGGGCCCATGGGGCCCCGTCCACGGCGTGATGATCCACCACACGGTCACCCGCGGCAGCCGCGCCACCGTCGAACTGTGCCGCAAGGGCCACAGTGCGCTGCCCGGGCCCTTGTGCCACGGCGTCATCACCAAGGACGGCACAGTGCACCTCGTCGGCTACGGCCGCGCCAACCACGCCGGCCTGGGCGACCCGGACGTTCTGGCCGCGGTCATCGCCGAGCGGCGGCCGCCCACCGACAACGAGGCGACGGTCGATGGCAACCGGCACTTCTACGGCTTCGAGTGCGAAAACCTCGGCGACGGGAAGGACCCGTGGCCCGACGAGCAGATCGAGGCGATCGTCCGCGTCATCACGGCGCTGGGCCGCCGCCACGACTGGACGGCCCGCTCCGCGCTCCGGCACCTCGACTGGCAGCCCGGCAAGATCGACCCGCGCGGCCCCCAGTTCGACTGGGAGGACATCCTCAACCGCGTGACGAAGCGGCTCGCCGGGGCCACGCCCAGCACCCCGAAGCCGACCGCGCCCAGGCCGCTGCCCACGCCGAGTAAGCCGGTCGTCGACCTGTCCAAGCTGATCGCCGCCGCCCGGTCGAACCCCGCGGCGAAGGGCCAGCCCGTCACCTACTCCGGCGTGAGGACCGTCGAGGCCGCCCTGGTCGACGCCGGCCTGCTGAGCAAGCGGTACAGCGACGGCCACTGGGGCACCACCACGATCACCGCCTACGCCGCCTGGCAGCGCAAGCTCGGCTACCGCGGCAAGGACGCCGATGGCATCCCCGGCCGGACCTCCCTGGAACGCCTCGGCGACAAGTACGGATTCAAGGTCACGGCATGAGCGCCCGCCGGGCCGCGGTCGTCCACTACTGCCTGGCGGGCGTCTGGGCGCTGCTCGTGATCCCCACCCTGCTGTTCTGGAAGAACAGCGTCCTCTGGGTGGCCGCGATGTCGCTGTACGCGAACTTCGTCGGCCACCTCTCCGCGGCGAAAGCAAGCCGCGCCGAACAGGAAGCAGAAAAATCATGAAGATCCTCGGCCGAGAGCCCGCCCTGCTGCTGGGCCTCATCGCTGCCGCCGTGAAGCTCCTCGGATACGAGTTCGACGTGTCCGCCGGCGTCCAGACCGGCATCAACACCGTCGCCGCGGCCGTGGTCGGCCTCATCCTCGCGATCCTCGCCCGCAACGGGGCCTGGGCGGCCGCTCTCCTCCAGACCGCGCAGGCCGTCATGAGTTTGTTCGTCGGTCTCGGCCTGGACTGGTCCGCGGACCGGCAGGCGCTGTGGATGGGCGCGATCGCCGCGGGCGTAGCGGTCGTGGAGCGGTTCATGGTGACGCCGCCGCTGCCCACCACGCCGCTAGAGGAGTCCAGTCCCCTGACGAAGCCGCACGGCCCGCGGGCCGTCTAACCCCTGCACCCGGAGCACTCAGTGGCTGACGAGCCGACCCTGGGCGAAGTCCAGCGCCGCATGGAGCAGGGGTTCATCGACCTCAAAGACGACATGCGGGAACTCGGCGTGCGGCTCGACAGCAAGGTCGATCAGAAGGTCTACGACCTGCGTCATGAAGCCCTGGCCTCCAGGGTGACGACGCTGGAGACCCTCCGCGAAAAGGACGCCGAGAAGATCGTGGCGACCCGCCGATGGCTGGTGGGCGCCGTGATCGTACCGCTCATCGGGATTCTTCTACCGGTGATCATCATTCTGGTGCAGGGGTCTTGATGTCAGGGACACGGGCACAAATACGAGCCGAGGAACGCCGCTGGCGCCGCGGGGACATCTTCGCGGTTGCCGTCGCAGTCTTCCTCGGCCTGGCCATGGCCTGGATCGTGCTGTCGGTCCAGCAGTTGCGCAACGACCTGAAGGTGTCGAACGAGGCCCGGGACGCTCTGGCTCGGCAGGTGCTGGAGCTGGGGGAGAAGCCGGTGACCGGTGAGCCGGAAGGGCGCTCCGACCCGAGTAAGCCTGTGCCCGGCCCGAAGGGTGAACCAGGTTCGCCGGGACCTTCCGGTCCCGCCGGACCATCCGGCCCTGCCGGCCCTGCTGGCGCTGTGGGCCCGTCCGGGAGGCCCGGGGAGAACGGGCGGAACGGGGCGAGTGCAGCAGGCTTGCCGGGGCCGCCCGGCCAGGACGGGGCGCCTGGCCAGCCCGGCACCAACGGCCAGCCCGGCGCTGACGGTCCGCCGGGCCCGCCCGGACCGCAGGGAGAGCCGGGGCCCGCCGGACCACAAGGCCCTCCCGGGCAGGACGGCAAGGACGGTCAGACCTGCCCCGACAGGTACAGCCTCCAGGCCCCGGCAGGTGACCCGGATGCTCTCGTATGCCGCAGAGATAGTGCCCCTCCACCGGATCCGGAGCCGTCTCCGCAACCGACCATCCTCGGTCTGGCTCACGAACGTCGGCGGGCTTAGCGTCATGGGGCGATGCGTCCGTTGGCGTTGAAGGCGGCGTACGTGAGGGGCATGAGCCTGGCCCACTCGGCCTCCATCTTCTCGCCGACCATCTCGATCTCCCGCTGCGGGAAGGACGGAACCTTCGCCAGCTCGTGCTGGGTGCGCAGGCCGAGGAAGTGCATCAGCGACCGCGCGTTGCAGGTCGTGTAGGCCGACGAGTACAGGCCGACCGGGAGGACCGAGCGGGCCACCTCCCGCGCGACCCCCTTCGCCAGCATCTCCTGGTAGACGCCGTAGGCGATGGAGTACGACATCCTCATCGCCTCCTGGGTGATCCGGTGCTGTTCCGGGGTGCCGTCTACGAACCGGTACCGGCCGGGCCTCCCTTCCTGGACGAGCTTGCGGTCCGGACCGGGGATGTAGAAGACCGGCTGGAGCTCCCGGTAGCGGCCGGACTCCTCGTTGTACGACCAGCCGGCGCGGTGCCGCATGAACTCACGGAAGACGAAGATCGGCGCGTTGATGAAGAAGGTCATCGACGCGTGCTCGAAGGGGCTTCCGTGCCGGTCCCGCATCAGGTAGTTGATCAGTCCCTTGGAACGCTCCGGGTCCTTGTTCAGCTCGTCGAGGGACTGTTCCCCGAGCGTGGAGACGCGGGCCGCGAACAGTACGTCGGCGTCGGACGCGCTGTGCTTCACCAGCTCGACGGTGACGTCACTGCGGAAGACGGGCTCGGGTATGGGGGTCTGCTCGGGCATGGGAAGGGCTCCGATTCGCGGGGAAGGGCGGTACCCCCTAGTGTCTCGGCGCCGCGGCGGGGTGTTCCCTCCGCACAGTCGTACGATGGCGGGTGTGAGCACCATCTCTGACAGACCTGTCCCGCCGGCCCCGGAGTGCGCGCCGTCGTACGTGGGGCCGTGTACGAAGTGCCAGCATCCGACGCACCGGTACGGGCTGGGCGGGAACCCGCTGTGTGTGCTGTGCCAGCGGGAGCTGGAGGAGTGGCGGGCATCCCAGGGGAAGGCGACGTCGGGCCGCGTCTAGGCTTTTGACGTGCTCCTTTCCGATAGAGACCTTTATGCAGCGATATCCGGTGGCCGTCTGGGTCTGACGCCGTTCGATGAGGCGATGCTTCAGCCGGCGTCGATCGATGTCCGTCTCGACCGTGACTTCCTGGTGTTCGAGAACCACCGGCACTCCTGCATCGACCCGGCGGTGGAGCAGGACGATCTGGGTCGGCCGGTCCGGGTCGACGGCGGGGAGGCGTTCGTGCTGCATCCGGGGGAGTTCGTGCTGGCGTCCACCTTCGAGCGGGTGCGGCTGCCGGACGATCTGGCGGCGCGACTGGAGGGGAAGTCGTCGCTGGGGCGCCTGGGCTTGGTCACGCACTCCACGGCGGGGTTCATCGACCCCGGGTTCGAGGGGCAGGTGACGCTGGAGCTGTCGAATCTGGCGACTCTGCCGATCAAGCTGTGGCCGGGGATGAAGGTCGGGCAGTTGGCGGTGTTCCAGATGAGCGGCCCGGCGGAGTTCCCCTACGGGAGCGCGGTCCGGGGGTCCCGGTATCAGGGGCAGCGCGGGCCGACCGCCTCCCGGTCCTGGCAGGGGTTCCACCGGTCCAGCATCTGACGGGCTTGGTCAGCTCTAAGTACTATCCTCGCCCCATGGAGGACGTACGCGGAGCGGTCGAGGTCACCATCTACGGGCCTCTCGATGAGTTCGACACAATGCTGGCGAAGCTCAATGAGGCTGGCATCCCAGCGCAGCGGGACCCCTACGAGTCGAAGGCTATCGGAGCGTTCTTCCACGCCGGGACCGAACGTCCATCGGGGGCGTTCGTGGAGCAGTGCAAGGAACGTGTCAGAGAGGTTGTGCAGGGCACGGATTTCCGGGTCGACCGAGCTGGTGTATGGGACAGCAACGCTGCCTCTCGGCAGTTGCCGTACAACCGGCACACGGGTGAGTGGCTGGAGGAGTTCGTAGACGGCGAGGCACCGGTCTGGATGCGTGAGGAACAGTTGCAGAGGCTGGCGGAGCGCCATGGGCTCAGCGTGGCTGACATCGAGTTGCGGGACTACATCACGCCTCCCTCGGCTTGACCTGTAGGGTCTGCACATGACGGTGCCCCGCCTGCTTACCTCAGGCGGGGCACCGTGGCGTTCAGGACCTCACTTCTCGGCGGTCAGTTCGGCGCAGTAGAACGCGAACTTGAGGATGTAGTCGGTGTGGCCGACTGCCTGCCGTTCGACGTGCACGATGTCGGTGAGCGGCACGGGCGGGAGGCCACGTTCGGCGCGGAGTTCGTTAACCCTTTCGTGCATGCGGGTGCGCTCGTAGGTGGCCCATGCGCGCTCGGGTCCGTCGGGACCGTCTACGAGGTCGGGTCGCTGCTCCCGCTCTTCTTGGGCAGAGGTCAAGGTGGCGCGGAGGCAGTCGGTGGCCGTCTTCAGGCTGGTCGGCATGGTCGGTGTCCTCACTTCTCGGTGACGCCGCAGCGTCGGCAGCGCGCGGGGCCGTTGGCGGAGTAGCTGTGCTCGGGGTACGTCTTCTCGCCGCTCGGGCGGCAGTGGTCTGTCAGCTCGGGGATGCTCTGCTTGGAACCGCCCACGGGCGGCATGTAGGTGGGTTGGGCCATGGTCGGTGTCCTCACTTCTCGGTGGTGTGGTCGGCGGGCAGGTGGGTGCGGCCGGCGTCGGTCAGCAGCAGCGGCTTCCGCAGGCGCTCCTCCGGCCCCCACTTGGCCCAGCCGTGCCGTACTAGGGCGGCAGCGGTGGGTGCGGTGATGCGTCCTCCGGGCGCGTGGACGGTTTTGTCGGCGAAGGCGCGGGTGCTGCGGTAGGCGCCTCCGTTGGCGAGCAGGGCGAGCGCGTCGGCCTGCGCCTTCGTCGGCTTCGAAGCGGCCATGGTCGGTGTCCTCACTTCTCGCCGCGTCGGTGATGGCGGTTGACGTGGTTGTTGATGCTCTCGCGGGCGCCTCGGTAGCCGCAGCCGTACGGGCACTCCTGCCAGAGTCCTTTGTCCACGGCGGCCTTGGTGACGGACTTCTCCGCCTCGGGGCCGTAGCCGTGGACGTGAAGCATCTGCGCGACGGTGCCGCCGTGGTGGATGGCGAGGAACGCGGCTTCGGCGGTCTTGTCGTGGCCGCGAGCGAAGAAGGAGCCGATGGCGGTTTCAGCGCCGCAGCCGCACCAGCAGGTTCCGGTGGGCATCAGGCGGGACGTGTTCTTGGGCATGCGACCAAGATACCCCTTCAAGATGGTCCGTCAAGATGTACCCTGGAAGTACCGCCCCAGACAGCCGAGTTGGAGTCCTCGTGGCACACGAACCGTCGAACCCTCGCGATGTGAGCGAAGAAGCCGCCATACACATCAACGCTCTGATGGACCTGTTCCGCCGGGCATGCCAGCAGCAGGGATGGATGATCGGTAGTGGCTACGGGCTGACCGGCTGGACCGAAGTCACGTGTAGCGAGGGACATGAGTTCAGCGTCAAGCCGTTGGACCTCGTATCCTCACCCAAGCCCTTCATGCGGAAGCCGGGCGAGCCTTGGTGCAGAAAGTGCCGCGCCGCCGGCTGGGTCGCGGAAAGCTTGACGCTTCTCAAGTCGGTGGCTTCTGCACAAAGAGTTGAGCTCACTGCCACCGATGAACGGGACACATCCGGGGACGGACACATCGTCTTCGCAGCGAAGTGCTCAAAAGGGCATTGCTTCACGACGACTGGTAGAGAAGCGAGGGACTGGCGGGGCGAACCCGTGGAGACCTTGTGCCCCGGCTGTGTCAAGGACGCTGAGTTGGCAGAGGGCTTCGCCAAGATCGACGCGGTCATCCGGGAAACCCAGTCCGTCGTCGTGAAGGAGTACCGCAACGGCGTCGATGTCAGGTGCCGACGTGGCCACCTGCACACATTTCGAGTGGCCGACTATCAGGACCGCCTGGCCATCCGTCCGGATTTCTGCGGCGAGTGCGCCAGGCTGGGCAAGTTCCAGGACTTCGTGGAGAAGGCCAAGGATCTCGGGATCACTGTGCTTGAGTCTCAGTGGGTAGCAGCGTCGCGGCCTCACCAAGCGGTCTGCTTCGCCGGGCACCAGTTCGGTCTCGTCCCCAACAAGGTGAAGCGCGGGTGTCCCGAATGCCCGCGGGGGATGTACGGTGGCGCTGTCCCGCCTCACGACGTGTACTACGTCGTGAGCGGACTGGACACCACGACCGGCAAGGAGACCGTGAAGCCCGGCATCAGCTCCGGGAGCGGCTACAACCGGCTCCGGCAGCACGCCGACGACGGACTGGCTGTGCAGCATCTCCGGATCCAAGGGATGCCCGCCGGTATGGCGCGAGAGCTGGAGCGGTTCGTCCTGAATGGCCTCGACCAGGAAGGATGGTTGTCCACTCGCGGCGTTGAGTACTTCCCCGCGGCGGCTCTACAGGACGTCATGGACCTGGCGTGCGAGTGGTACACGGACCAGCCGGGCCTCGCTCCTCGCCCATTCGTCGTCGATGCCGAGGACGTGTTGGACCCCGTGGAGGCTCCTGCGGCGCTGGCAGTCTTGGACATTGATGCGGACGTCGCGGTGGTGTTCGACTCCCAAGATGGTGCCCGTATAGCTCTGCATACCCATGCAACCGAGGTCGCGTAGTCGGGTGTAACAACTATGTCCATAGTTGCGTACGCTTAAGGTATGACGGAGCCTCGCATCCCCACCCTGCGCCTTGTCTTGGCACGCCGCGTGTCCACTGCCGGGCAGGCAGTGGACGGCTACGGGTTGGACGCCCAGGAAGCCGACGGCCGAAAGTGGGCCAAGCTCCAGACCACCCCCAGCGTCCGCATCGTCCACGTCGTCACCGACGGGGACAGCAAAGCCGGTATGTCCGGAACCACCCTGATCGACGAGCGCCCCGGTCTCATGGATGCCCTGCAATGGATCGCCGACGGCAAGGCAGACGGCATCCTCGCCCCGAACCTCGACCGGCTCGCCCGCGAACTGACTGTCCAGGAAGCCGTTCTGTCCTACGTATGGGCCATCGGGGGCCGCGTCTTCACCGCTGACCACGGCGAACACCTTGAGGATGACGCTTCTGACCCGATGCGCACGGCCATGCGACAGATGCGCGGCGTCTTCCACCAGCTCGACCGCGGGCTCATCATCAAGCGCCTCACCGAAGGCCGGGCCGCCAAGGGCGCCAAGGGCGGTTACGCCTACGGCTCCCCACGCTTCGGACAGCGCGCCGTCGACAACGAGCTGACCGTGGACGAGCGGGAGAACGCCATTGTCGAGCAGATGGAACGTTGGCGGGACGAGGAAGGCCTCGGCGTCCGCGCCATCGCTGCCCGCGCCAACGCCGAAGGACTCCCCAGCAAGCGCGGCGGAAAATGGCATCCCACCACTGTCGCTCGCGTCCTCTCACCGGCAGCCAGAGAGAAGGCGCGCCGACAGTCCGCCAAAGCCCGGGCGGAACGCAAGGAGCAGCAGCGCCGGGAACGTGCGGCACGTCTTCTCGCGCAACGCTGATTAGCCGGCTGTCTGGAGCGCGTCCCGTAGGTAGAGGGGCAGCGCCTTGTGGGCGTTCGGGTCCGGGGTCCAGTCGCGGGGGATCTGGTCGCGCTGAAGCTCCCACGTGATGCGTGTGGGATGAGTGTCTTCGCAGGTCATACCGGGAATCCTGCCCCGCGCAGCCGACCGGTGAGGGTGGTACTGGCGGGTCACTACGCCTGAGGGGCGCTGGCTAGCTGCCAGCGGGCGTACGGGTCGGCGTCTGCCCCCACCGGATCTTCTCCGAAGCTTCTTCCTCGTCCACCAGCAGCCGGCCTTCTCCGCGGCAGTCGTCGCAGCGGACCCAGCTCGGCCCTTCGGCTTCCACGTCGGTGAACACGGACCCTTCCCCGTCGCATTCATCGCAGGTGAACTCGTACTCGCCGGGCACTAATTCCATCGCGCTAACCCCTCCCAGTGAACGGAGTGTGATCCTACTCAGCCCGCAGGCGTGTCCCAGAATCCGGTGTGGGCGACAGCGTCCGCGGTCACCGGGGGCTGCCGGCTGGCAAGCAGGGGCTCGGTGGAGCAGATCTGCTGGATCAGCTTGTTCGGGTAGTCGCTGCCGATGGGCCGGCCGCCCTGGCCGATGATGAGGGCGTGGACGCCTTCGGCGGGGCGGATCCGACGTGGCAGGTACGCCTTGAGCGCGGCCACCGTGAGCGGCTCGAGGACGTGCTTCTTGCCGACGGCTTCGTATGCGTAGTCGGGGGCGCGGATCTCCCAGGTGCCGTTGCCGAGGTCGTAGAGGTGGCGGATGTCGACGCGGGTGACTTCGGCGGGGCGGAGGCCCTCGAGGAGGAGGAATGCCACGAGGCGGTCGCGGAGGTAGTGGCGGGCGTGGTCGGGGCCCCACATGCCGATGCAGTACAGCAGGACGGAGCGTTCCTGGGGGGTGAGGCGGCGTGGGGGGCGGGCGTCGCGGTCGACTCCGGTGCGGAGCATGGTGAGGTCGGGGACGAGGCGGATGGCGCCGTGGTCGCGGGCGGCTTCGTAGTACTGGGTGATGGCGGTGATGCGCCGGTCGTGGGTAAGGGCCGCGGCGGGGTGGTGCTGGGCGATGTGCGCGAGGGCGGCGGGCCCGTCGAAAGGCCGGCCGTCGAGGTGGTCGGTGAGGTAGGTGCCGGCCCAGGCGGCGATGTGCTCGATGCCGCAGTCATACGGGTCGACGGGCGGCTTCTGCTGGTCGCACCAGGTGAGCCAGCGGGTGACTTCGCGCTGGTACTCGATGCGGCTGGAGGATCGCAGGGGTGCGGTGTCGAGCCAGGTGTCGAGGAGTGCGCGCGGGTCCATAGCCCATATTCTGCCTGCCCGGAATCCTGGTTCAAGATCTTCCGTAAAACCTCGGGCCCCTCCCACTAAGGGGAGGTCGCGGGCGCGAGGGACCGGGCGGGTTCCGCGCTCCGTACCACGACGGGCAGCGGGGGCTGAAGCTTCCCGAGGTTTTACGGAAAGATCAGGTTCGGGTGGGGAGGGGTGCGGGGTGCCGGGCCGGCGGCGCTGGAACCCACGCTACGGCGGATTGCAGGACCCCTTCCCCCGGCACGCCCGCCCTGTGGCAGGGTGATCGCCATGCCGAACCCGGATCCGCCGCTGTCTCTCACCGCGGCGATACAACGTCTCAGCGAGAACCTGTCCCAGATCTCCACCTTGGAGGCAGCCCGGCAAGCCATGGATCATCTCCAGGCGCCGCAGCAGGCCAGGATCGCCGCTGCGATCGCCATCCAGCAGGAAAACAGGCTGGAACAGTGGTCACGCCAGATCACTGCCCTGCTGGCGCCCGGCGCTGCGATGCGTCAGGCAGCCGCCACGGGGGCGTTCAGCCAACTGGGACGGATGACGGAGGCTTTCCTGGCGTCGTCGCCGCTGACCCGGTTCCGGCTGGACACACCGGGCCTGGACCGGTTGCTCGGTGAACTTGAGGGCTGGCAGACACTGGGCCGTCCGGAACGCGACGCGGTCGCCGAGGTGCTGGAGGCTTCTTACGAGACGGCGACGAGCACCGACCCGGACGTCCCGGACGATCTGGTGTCCGGCCTGGAGGAGACGGCCCGCAACTTCGCCCTGGCCCAGGACGGCTTCCTGTCCCCGGAACGCCAGCGGCAACTATTCGTCTACGTCTGCGGGCTGTTGATGCTGCTGGCCCTGATGCAGGCATCGTTCACCTCGAAGACCGCCGATGCTCTCATCGAGAAGACCATCACTCTCTCGCCGGCCGCCCTGCTGACGATGGCGGCGGCCGGCAAAGCATGGGACCGGTTCATGCCACGGCCGGAGGGGACAGGAGACGACACGGCGGACGAGGGGGACGGGAACTGACGTCACAGGCCCGGTATGGGGTCCTGGTCGACGTCGTGCCGCTCGTGGCCGACCCGGGCGTCCGGATCGCATTCGGGTCCGTATCCTCGGCGCCGGCTCTCGGGATCGGTCAGTTCACGCCCGCAGCCCGGCCCGCGGCACCATACGCGCCGGCGCAGCCCGGGGACGGGTCCGGTGAGGGGTTCCTGCTGGTGAGCGGCCATGGGTCCAGTGTGGTGGCTGAGAGGGCTGGCGCTGTGACGGGCCAATCGGTTACGCTGCGCGTGCGCAATGCGTGTGACCTTGAGGCCACCAACCCCGGTGCGGGGTGGTGGCCTTCGGTGTGTCTGGGGTCAGTGCGTGGCGTCGTAGACTGCGCAGGCCCTGTCCCAGAGCTCACTGGCCTGCGTGGGTCCGAGATGAGTCACCAGCTCGTCGAACAGGTCGGTGGGCCCGTTAACGGCCTCCCATGGGTCCATGGCGGCAGCGATGTCCTCAGCAGTACGCGGGGTGGGCATGGGTTTCTCCTAGGCGGCGAGGTCGGTCTGCTCGCGGGTGATGCGGGGACGGTGGCCTTCGTCGTGTCCGGGGTCATGCGGTGCGCGCTGCGGCGGCGGCTTGCCGAACCTGCTGCACCGTGGGGATAGGGCTGAGGAAGCCGTTCGGCACAACCGCCTTCGTCACCGCCTGGACCAGTTCGGGGTGTCCGCTCGCCTGCCAAGCGGTGTGCCCGGGGCCATCGACGACAGCGCTCATCATGTTCGCCAGGGCCATGTGTCCGAAAGGTCTGTTGTGCCGTTCCATCCGGTCCGCCAGGGCGTCCAGTGCGTCGGGCAGGGAGGCGGGCGTCGTGTGGTAGGTCATCACGTGGTTCTCCTAGGCGGCGAGGCTGGTGTCGGTGCGCGTGAGGGGGCGGGTGGGGAG